GTGAAGACCGAATTCAAGGGCACGCTCTGGAGCATCAGCGACCTGGGCGAATCCGCGCGGAGAAAAATGTGAAGTGCGAGCCGCACCTGCCAAATGAATGAATACCAATCCCAAACTTCGCGGTGGCAAAAACTCGGAACTCACCCGGTTCAAAGAGCTGTGGCTCAAGCCCGGCTTTGCGGCGCGGGATTACTGGCGGGAACAATTTGCGTCCTCGCGATCGCAACTGGACTTGCGCTCGGAGATCCAGACCAAGCTCAAGATCACGCTGCGGTTCGACAAGCAGCTCACCCAGTTCCGGCAATGGGCCGAAGCGCAGGAACAACGCGAGCTGATGGCGGAGAAGATCGAGGAACGCAAACAGGAGCTGCTCGCGGGCGGGATGACCTTGGAAGACGCGCAGAAAGTTTTGCTCGGGGATGCTGCTGCCTATGCGGCTGCCGCGCGGGATTTCAAACTGGGCCTGAAAGTCTCGCGGGAAATCTCCAGCAACAAACGCGACAGCCTCGACGAACGCAAGCTGGTGTTGCTGGAGAAGAAAGCGGCGGCGTTCGATCAAATCAAGGCATTGCGCGAGGTGAAGCCGGAGCTGAACGACCTGGATCGCAAAGCAATCGTGGCCAAGGTGGACGAAATTCTAGGACTCAAATAATGGCGGCCATCATTCCAGCACTGCATGTCGAGATCGGGGAAAAGAAACTCTCCAGTTATTTCCTGCCGTGGCAGACGGCGTGGATTCATGACGACTCGCGCTTGCGCCTGGCGGAGAAGTCGGTGCGGATCGGGTGGACGTTTGGGGATGCGTTCAAGAATGTTCGCAAGCGATTGCTCCACAAAAACCGGGACTATCTGTTTTGCTCGAAGGATCAGGCCAGCGCGGCGGAATACATGCGGGTGTGCGAGCAGCACGCCGAAATTTTCAACTTCACCAAATCTATTCTTACGCGGGGCGAGGAAACCGAAACCTTGCAGGGCACGTTGCCGAATGGGGATAAGTTCACCCAGGAGGTGCGGTTCTGTTACATGAAGTTCGACAACGGCTCGCGGATCATGGCGTTCAGTTCGAACCCCTACGCAATGGCCGTCTTCGGCGGCGACGTGGGCATTGATGAATACGCGAAGCATCCGCAGGCGGAGTTGCTTTACGAGACGGCGCAAGGCCGCATTCGCATGGGTTACGACATGGGAATCTGGAGCGCGCACAACGGTACCGACACGATGTTTTATCAGTTCGCCCAGGAAGCGCGGGCCGGCAAAGGTGGCTGGGCGCACTACAAGGTGACGATGGAAGACGCCGTGGAAGGCGGGCTGGTGGAAGCGATCAACCGCTGGCGCGGCACCACGTTCACGCGCGAGCAATACATCGCGGATTGTAAGAACGATGCGCGCCTGCCGGAAATTTACGAGCAAGCCTACAACTGCAATCCCCAGGGCAGCACGAGCGCCATCGTGCCTTGGGCGCAACTGGCCAACTGCCAGAAGGATTATCAGATCGCGCGGGTGCATCTGGAGGCGGCGCAGGTCACCGAGCTGTTCGGCGACTTCAAGCCTGAATCCCAACTCGCGCGCGAGCACCGCATTGCGCTCTTCATCGAAAGCGCTTTCGCAAAGTTGTTCAATACTTCCGCGATGCACCGGCTCGGGTTCGATGTGGCGGCCAGCGGAGAAGGCGATCTAGCCTGTATCTATATTGATGTGAAGGAGAGCCAACGGCTCAAGCTGGCCGGGTTGTTTACCTGCCGCACGGACGATTGGAACTTTCTTCAAACCGTATTGTGGACGTTCCATCGCCGTCTCAGCGCCTTGCAGGCGTGCGGGGATGAGACTGGACTGGGCCGGCAAATCTGCTGGGCCACCGCCAAACAATTTTCGGGGATCTTCACGGGAGTCAATTTCAGCAGCGAGAAACATGATATGGGCTTCGCGCTCATGAATCAGTTGAGTGTCGCGGAAAAGCTCATGCCAAAAGATCAGCCAGACATCGCCGCGGATTATTTTGCCATGCGGAAAATTTACCAGGGGAAACGCTGGGTCTTCACCCAGGCCCGGAATCTTTTGAACCCAGCCAGCCACGGCGACATCGCCTGGGGTGGCGCTCTATCAACCAAGGCTGATGGCACTGCCTCAGAAATCGGAGCGTGGGTCGCATGAATACTAATATGACATTTAGCCAACCGGTCGCGTCCCAGGTCCGCCGCGCGGGTCGCTCCGCGCGTTCTCAGGCCGGTCGGTTGGCGACTTTTCCGCCGGGCCGCGCCAGCGGCAAAAACCCCGCTTCCGCTCCCAACACCCGCAAAAATGCGGCAAGCGGCTTTGCCGCAGGTCTGCGCGCCGGGATTCGGCATGCTTTGGACGTTTCCAGACTCCCCAAATCCGGTTTTGTGGACCTGCAGATTGCCACCCATCGGGAATATCAGACCCGGATGGCCTCCCAAGCCTCTTGTTCTGAGCGGCGGCAGGCGGCCATGGCCAGGCTGGAAGGCATCGCTACATATAACAAGTGGAGTGGTCGGAAGCTCGCCGCCAAGATCGGAATCACCGAGCGCACCTTGCGCCGGATTAAATCAGGCGATGCTGCGGATCATCCCTGGCTGGCCAAGTTGGAATCTGCCGTTGTACGATTGAGCCGGGAGGTGGTCGCGTGAACTTCTCCGAGACCGCCGCCTTCATGGCCGCTACCTCCCAGTTCTTTGGCAGCAAATCCGTCTCGCCCGAGGCCGCCGCCTGGATGACCGGCAATGACGTGGACGTTTCCGGCGGTGGCGCGCAGATGACCTCGCCTTACTCGCAATCCGCCTGGGTCTATATTGCCATCAGCCGGATCGCGGAAAAGGTCAGCAGCATCCCGTTCCGAATTTCCCGCCTGGAAGAGACCCGCTCCAAGCGCGTGCGCGCCCTGCGCAACTCGGCGGATCCCAAACACCGCGCGTTCTGCAAAAAGGAACTCGGCGAAACCATCATTGAATCCGGCGACGTCGTTGACCTGTTCAACCGGCCGCATCCCATGATGAACCGGCAACTCTTCTGGGAGATGATCGTCACCTGGAATTGTCTGCGCGGCGAATTCTTCCTGCTGCCCCTGGACAATGGCGACAACGTCGTGGATCTCGCCACCAGCGCGCCGCGCATCAATCGCCTGCTCACCTTGCCGCCGGAACTCTTTTGGCACGTCGTCACCGGTTACGATCTTTCCGGCTGGCGTTACACCGGCTCGCCGCTCGCCTCGCCGCTGCCGTCCGAGTTTTTGTTGCCGAGTGAAGTCATCCATTCCCGCACGCCAAACCCGTATCTCTTCTGGCGCGGCATGTCGCCGCTTGTGGTGGCGATGATTGCAGCCGGGGCAGACTTTGCCGCCAGCAAATACAATCAAGGTTACTGGCTCAACAATGCCGACACCGGCCTGATCGTCAGCACCGATGCCTGGCCGACGCCCGAACAGCGCGCCGCGATCCTCGCCGCGTTGCGCGAACGCAAACGCAAAGCTGGCACGCCGGATCGCCCGATGTTCCTGGGCGGCGGCGCCAAGGTGGAAAAGCCGACGCTCTCCGGCATGGAAAGTCAGTTCATCGAAAACCGGAAGATGAACCGCCAGGAGATCGGCGCGATCTATAAAGTGAGTGACGCCATCATGGGATTCCTCGCTTCGGGCGCGTTGTCCGGCGGCGATGCACGCAAGAGCGAAGAGATCGCGTTCATCGAAAATACCATCCAGCCGACGTGCGAACATCTGGAGACGGCCGTTGAGCCCATCGTCAAATCGTTCGGGCCGGGCTTCATGGGTTGGTTTGATGTGGAGAGTCTGCCGGTGATGCAGGACGCCCGGCGCACGCGCTTGGATTCCGGCATCAAAGCGTTTGGCATCGGCTACACCCGGAACGAGGTCAACACCGTTTACGATCTCGGCTTCCCGAGCGACAAGACCGGCGACAAGCGTTATCTCCCGTTCGGTTTGCAGGAAGTAGGCGCGGAAGAACCGTTGCCCAGTGAAGATGACGAACCGATTGAAGCCGAAGTGGTGGAAGAGGAAAAGGAAAAGAGTCGGAGCATCACGAACCCGTTCGCGCTGCTGCGTTCCCAGCTATCCATCATCCAGCAATCCACCAATCCGGCTGCTGTAGCCAAAGCTCCCGACACGAAGGTGCTTTGGCAATCCCACATCGCCTCGCGCCGCAAAGTCGTGAAGCTGATGCAAGGCAAGGTCGGCAAGGTGCTCAATGAATTTCGCGGCAAGGTGCTCGCCAAGCTGAGCGCGATGGATTTGTCGAAAGGTGCGGCGAGTGGTGGGGCGAGCGTCCCCGCGAGCCATCGCGGCATCGTCGATCTCCTGTTCAATCCCGCCGAGTTCGGCAATCAACTCGTCGCGCAGCTCACCAACCCGATTACTTCCACGCTGCAACTCGCGGGCGACGAACTGCACAAAGAACTCGGCATCGATGATCCGTGGTCACTGCCGCCGCAGAAGGCCAAGGATTATCTGCGCGGCCGCACGCAAACCATTCAGGACTGCGGCTACACCGTGCGCGATCAACTCAACACCGCGTTGCAGGATGGCCTGGATGCCGGCGAAGGCACGGACGAACTCGCCGGTCGCGTCAAAGGCGTGTTCAACGAACTGGCGGATTTTGAAGCGCGCCGCATCGCGCAGACGGAAACCAACATGGCTTACAACGACGCGCGCCATGTGGCCATGGAAGATGCGGGCATCGGATACAAGGCGTGGTTGAGCAGTCACGGCCCGAACGTGCGGCCCGCGCACGCCGCCGCCGAGCAGGCCACCATTGATAACCCGATCCCGCTGGATCAACCGTTCGAGGTGGGCGGCGAGCAGCTCATGTATCCCGGCGACGATTCCCTGGGCGCAAGCGCCGGGAACATCATCAACTGCCAGTGCATCCAGTTGGCCGCGCAAAAGGTCAGCGAGGATGAGAAGTCCATCACCTTCAAGATCGCCGGCCTCGGCGTGATGAAGTTTGTGAAAGGAGCAAAGGCATGAGGAAGCAATTCAAACTCTGGGCTGCTGAGATTCGTATGCGCATTCAAATGCACGAGCGCAACGCAAAGGACTTTGCCCGGCTCGCATTTGCCAACCGAGAGATGGCTAACGCTTACAAATCAGAACTTGAAGGGGCAGTTGCCCGCGAAAAGAAATTCAAACAATGAAAACACTCGATCAAGAATTCGGCTCCCGCCTCGTCACCCTCAACACCGGCACGCGCGGCTTACGCGGCGGATTGAAGTGCCAGGTGCGGGAAGTTTCTGATAGTGGCCAACCGCAAGGTTCGCCTGCGGTCATGGACTTCATTGGGAGCGATGATCGGGTGGACCGTTACAACGAGGTCATTGATCAGAAAGGCTGGCAGTTGGAAAACTTTCGCGCCAACCCGGTGATTCCCGATTGCCACAACTACGACAGCGTCGCGCGCATCCTCGGCCGCGCCCAGAGTGTGGAAGTCAAAGACGGCCAACTCGTGAACCGCGTCGAGTTCTGCCTGGACAATC